TTGTATTTTAAAACTATTAGAACGAGCAAGGTTAACTAAAGTATTATTTGCTTTTTGATCCGCTTTTCCTGTATTAACATATAAGTTAGTAGTTAAAGGAGATTGAAGCTGTATAGTATCACCATCCCTTAACCCTGTGCCTCCAAAGGAGCTGGGAGTTGTACCTACAGATTCTAGATAAAGAGGAGCACCGGCTATATAATCATCTGTTCTATTAGTTTCAAGAGCCCCAATATCACCGATTTCGATAATGGGACCAAACATGCTACCACCTGAGAGAACATCACCTCTGTCTGCTCTTCCATAACAAGCTATATCAACATTTTCTCCACCAGTGGCGCGAACATCGGAGTCAGAAGCATCTAAGCAAATAAGGTTGCTATCATCAATATAAATATCCAATAATCCACTGATTTCACCTTCACATATGGCATGAGCAATATAGACCTCAGTAGAAGAGTCTCCTATGCTAGGAGCTTTTATATCTGCAAAAATAGGGAAGCTATCTACTTTTTGCACCCCATAAACTACAGGCAAATACTTAGCTTCTAAATTAAATTGCAAGTCAATCTCTTTGTCAACTACTTCAGTATATTCTAGCATTTTTGTGCCGCCGAATACACCTGCGAAGCCGCCCCGCTTTCTCATTCTAAACTTTTTTTCAATTGTCTGATACTGTGCCATTACATTTACAGAACTTTCTGCGTGTACAAAACCTGGATCTTGGGCATACTCAGGACGAATAAGAGCATCTATATCAGGCTCGCCTGTTACACTAAGTGCTCTATGTTGTGCATCGGATGTCTGCCGTCCTTGTACTCTTACAAAATCTCCCCAATGAGAAGTTAAGCTCCAAGTTATTTTGGAGGTTGTTAACATATTATCGGATACAGCGCCTTTAGCAATAATACCTCTAAAGATAAGGAATGGTGCGCCGATTATAGTACCAGTTTCTGGATTCATATGCGCTCTATACACATATGCCTCTCGGTTAATATAGTTAGAGTAGTTTGTACCGCCTACTTTATTAAGGATTAAAGAATTTACTTCCTCTGAAGCGTAAGAAAGATTATAAGATACTGCAGATTCTGCAATTATTGTAGTATCAACTGGAGTTAATGACACGGTTTGGTTATTATTCGTAAAAGTGTCTATTCTTACATATTTATTATTATTTACACCAGTAGCGCTTTCAAGCAATAGAGTATCACCTTCTTGAAAACCTGCTTCTAGAAGATCAATATCTGCTGTCATACTAGAAGAGGTAAAACTCGTATTTGCAATAATAATGGTACCTAAAGCAGTACCTGAAAGGGTTAAAGAGATAGAAGAAGCTTTAGCTTCTGTAGTTTCACTAACAGTTCCTACACTTAATAACTTATTAGCAACATAAGTTTGTCCTAGATTTGCGTAGCCACGTGAGTCCACAGATGCATCATCAAACACTATATTTATAGAAGCGTCAGTAATGTAGGCGTAATCTATAGCCTTTCCAGATGTTTGTCCGGATCCAGCACTAGGACGAGGCTTTTCGAATTTGACAAGATGAAAATAGGAATAAGGATCCCCATCAATTAGTGAATTTTTCAAGTCTGTTGGTATATTACGTTCTGCCATGATCTAGTTGTTAACCTCCTCAAGTTTTAATGAAAAGCTATATAAATTTTCAGTATTCAAACTGTACTCTTGTACGTCTGCTGTTTGTATTACTTTAATTGTTGGGTCTGTAAAATCAAGAACAGCAGAAGATGAAATAGCTTTTGCAAGACCTGGGGTGATAGTAATAGAAGAAGCCCCGACTCTATTTACCATATAAGTTTTAGTGTGAGACGAATCACTAGGATCATTAATTCGTAGTAAAGCACCTACTATTATACTTGTAGTAGTACATGCTACTGTAGTAGAACCTGCTACGGCTGATGCTGTAACAGTTCTATCTGTTATTCCTTGATCTCTATACTGTGGAAGAGAAACGAAAAAAGGTTTTAAAGTTCCTTGTTTATGTAAAAGAAAAGTATAAACAGGATCAAACTCAGCCTTTGTCATTGGATTATATCCAATAGAGATATCCCACTTGTGATACGCAGATACACGACTGACTAGTCTTCCAGAATTTGTGCGGTCTCTCATAATAGGCTGGTTAGAGCTTAGCTTTACTGATGCAAAGCCTGGGCCTGTTGCTCCACTCCCTGCGTCTCCCGCAGGGGAAATTAGATGATACGGATCTGGTAGTATATTTTGAATTGCCATAATTATTGGTTCCTAACCGCACCACGTGGGTACTTACTAAAGGGATCTGGGCCTCCTGCAGAACCTTGGTAGGACTCTACATTTACGTTCTCTAAAAAGGACTCTCCGTGAGCATTTGCTGCTTCACGGATTATGCCTACCAAATTACCCCGTTGAGAGTTTAGCACATCTTCGATTCCTCTTGAGTCAATTGCATTGATTGTGAAGGTCACGTTTACAGGGGCTCCTCCCATAGAGCTTTCATCTGCCGGAGATATACGTCCTGGCATTTCTGGTGTGAATAATTCTGGTCCCTGCTCACCTACCATAAAGGATGTATTTCCTCCAGAAGCACGATATCTAGTACCTGCGAAGGCTCCAGTAGGGGTAAAATTAGTCATACCACTACCAACACCTTGTGCTCCACGAGCATAACCTAATTCTCCAGAAGGGCTACGAGCTTTGGCTAGATCTACTGAGTTTTGTCTGTTGCCTACTGATACTGTACTGGGCATAGATGGGTCAGAAGAGCCTCCGCCCCCTTGAAAAGAAGTTCCTGAAATCAGGGCTAATTGAGCTGCGCCCATGGCTCCCACCATTACAGCAAGAGGTATCGCGAGCGCTCCGCCAGTTGCGAGAGTTGCCATAATAGCTGAAGCAGTACTAATGACTGTCTGAGCCATTTGCATCTTTTTATTAACTTCAAAAGCTTTTCTTTGCATAGCTTCTTTTTTCTTTTCTAGACCTTTGATTTTAGCTACGCTTTCTTTGGACTTTCCGTCCCTGGCCTGCTCTGCTTTTATCTCTGAGTCAACTCCGGCTATCCTGGCCTTACTGGCGGATGCCATAATACTACTCAGCTGATTCACTGTTGAGCCAACTGCTCCAAGAATTGCAGAAGTCTTCTCTGCAGAAGAGGCTCCCTTTACATTTATTGCTTCAAAAGCCCCAGCCCATGCTCCTGCAACAGCTAAAGATCCTTGAATAGCTGTTGCTACGGCTTCTCCATCTGGACCCAAGGTTTTCATTGTTTCTGTCATAGGGTTTACAAAGTCTTGTAATGCTCCAATTTTTACAGACGTATCCGCATCACCACCAAGAGTTTTTGCTGTGCTAGCAGCTAAGTCACCCGTTCTAGCGGCGTCTGCGGCAAATCTTCCTTGGGTTGCTTCTATTTTTGAGATTTCCAAAGCTCTTGCAGATTCTTTGTTGAGTTTTATTTTTAAGTTTAAAGCATCTAAGTCTACCTTATTCATATCTTCTCGTTTAGTTAGCTCTAGGGCTTCTAATTCTAAACTCTTTGTAATTAAATCATTCTCTATTTTACGTAATGAACCTAATGAACCTTGAACTAAATAAGCTTTGGACATAGTTAAAGTATGAGCTTCTTGCGCTTCTCTCAAGTTCGTAAGAGCAGTCAAAGTATCTCCAGTATTTCCAGCTGTTGATTTTATGGCTGCATTATAAGTTTCTTGTACCTTGGCAGCTGCCTCTACTTCACCTTTACCAAGGAAAGCCTCTTTGGAGGCATTCATCTCTTTCGTCATCTCCATTATAGCTTTCTCTGCTCCAACTAAGTCTCCGGAGGTCATTGCAGCATTGGCTTCTCCAATTGTATCCACCATTGCTTTATACGAGGCAGTAGCAGTTCGTGCTTCTTCTTCAAGTTTAACTAATTGAGCAACTGCTTGATCATATCCGGCACCAGAACCTCCACTAGCTTCAATAGCAGCAAGGGCTGAAGCGGCTTCAGGGCTAATATCTTTTAACACTGATAGCTCTGTTACAAGATTCTTTAAAGAATCACTACGCTGAGCATCACTCATTACAGCGACTTTAGTAGCCTTTCGAGTGCCGTCGGCCTGTAACGTAGTAACGTAGGTCATTTCGTTAATTTTCTTTAACTGAGCTGATATACCTAAAGTGCTTAGAGATGTCATACGAGTAAAACCTTTTTGAGCCTCTGTAGCTTTACTAAGCGGATCTGATAAACCTGCGGCAGTATTTTTTAAGTCTTGACCCATTAATTTTGCTTTTTCACTAAAAGAGTCAAATACCTTTTCCTGTGCTACTGCAACGTCCCCCATTGCTTCTAGGTTATATGCAAATCGACCTACAGAAGTCTTTTCAAAATCTTTGCCTAAATCTAAGGTTCCTTTCGATAGAGCTTCTATAGAATCTAAAGCATAACTAGAGTTTGTATCAAATTTAAATTCAATAGGTTCTTTACCAAAAAATTCTCTTACTTCATTGTATCCATCTATAATAACATTAACTATGGTTTTCCAGGCATTAATAACCCAGTCTAGAAGTTTAGCAATAGGCTCCATAATGCTTTTTGATAGCAAAGGCCCAATTAGATTCAACACACTACTCATAGCATCAAGAACAGATGATACAATAGTAAAGGGGGATCTTACAACTTTCATTATTATATCATAGATTATTTTTAAAACACCTATAACTCCAGCAAATTTCATTGCTGAAGACATAAGTTTACCTGCATTACTTGCGGCAACCCCAATAGCTTTATAAGTTGCGACGCCTCGCGACTTTAGCTTAGAAAATATTACCTTAGCTTCCAAACCCAGTCTTTTAAAACGAACTTTTTGTTTATCAACAAAACTAGCTCCTGCTTTGCTGTTTTTGTCCATTGCTTCTCTAAAGCTTTTTACTATTTGTATGTCTACACCTTTGAAAGTGTTTTTCTTAATTTCTCCATGATTATCATACTGCTTTTCAGCATCGGCAAGCATTTTTGCCAATCTACCCTTTTGCTTAGGATCTAGGGGTTCCCCCGCAGCGGCTTTTTGTAATAGCTTAGAGGATCCTGCTCCTGCTTCCATTGCAGATTTAGCAGACGCTTGTACACCTGCTTTTTCCATAGCCTCTAACGCAGCCTTGCTTTCGTCTATTTCTTTTGTATACGCGATCTGAGAATCCATTGCTAATGCCAGAGAGTGGTCAGCCTCTATACCCATTTCTGTAAGTCTTTGTTTAACTCCATCTAGGGGGATCATTAATTTAAGTACAGAAATGCCTAATACACCAAAAACAGCTACGGCTGCCATGGCGCTTCCATTTATAATATTTGCGAAAGTAGAGAAAATTGGTAGTAGAAAGCTTGTAGCTTTTTTAATTAAATCATCAAAAGTTACAGATAACTGTACAAAAGGGTTGGAGGGGGGATTAGCATCACCATAAAGCTCATTGAGCTGTCTTTGGGTTTCAACTAAAACTGCTTGGCTTCGTTGGGACGCGGTTAGTGAGTCTGCACTTTTACCTATCATTCGCCCATATCTTTCTGTAGCGTCCGCTAACTTAAGTGTAATACCTAATTCGTCCAGCAATTCAGGCTCCGCTTTAGAAGCACCACGTACTAGACGATCAAACGCATCTTCAAATCCTCTACCTAAGGCAGCCGAGGCTTTGCGTGCACCAGCAGCTAGATCTTCCATTTGTTTAGGAGAGAATCCTTTTGCTACACCAATAGCAGCTGCTTCAGCAGCATGTCTAAAGTCTAGCATACCTCCTGAAGCTTCACGAAGCCCTGCAGTAATAGATTGAAGAGCTATACCTGTGGTAGCGGCATAGGATACTTGAGATTGTTCTAGTATTTTAACATCGGCGGCATTTCGGAGGAACAAGAAAGCGGCAGACAGTGCAAAGATGTTAGCAGCTAAAGCAGCATACGCGGGCACAAGGCCGCCGCTTATACCGGTAGTCATTTTTGAAAAAGCTTTTGTACTATTTGAAGTGGCGCCCGCTACACCTTTTTGTCGTTTACTATAGTTATCTGCGGAAGACGCAGCCTTGTCAGTAGCACTAGCAGCTTTATTAGCTTTTTGTGATATCTTCTCTAGGCTGCCGTCATCTTTTACTTTATAGGTAACTACAATAGTATCATTTGCCACTATTTTTTTCTCTTTAGCTTATCATACTCTCTTTTTATATGTTCTTGAGATGATTTAATAGCTCTTGAGTCTAACCAGTTAAGTAATACTAGAAAAAACTCTTTATCTTCAGGTTCGTATTGTTCTATAAAGTAATTTAAATTTGTGTAGTCTTTTCCTATGTAACCAACTTCTGGGTACATACGATCACCTAACATGTTAAAAGTTGATAACGCTTGAGTAACAACTTCTGGAAAATCTTCCCAGTCTGGTGGTATTTCGGAGTCTATTGGCTCCTTTCCTAACTGTTCACACATACTAAGATAACGATCTCTTGTCATCTTAGTGTCTCCATTGTCAAAGTATCTCTTCAACCTGTCTATCGCTTCATCACGTTGAGCTTGTGCGAAAGTTATCTAAATCAAAGACTACCTCGTTGAGCCATGTATCAAATTCTGTAGATGAATTTACAAGAATCTCTGCATTGTCCTCAGTATATTCTAGCTCTTCGGAGGGATCTTTTCCGTCCATATCAATAAGTAGAAGAGTTTCAAGATGCTCTAATTTAAGACCTCTCCAATTCTTAACGACTGCTCGTGTAAATTCAACAATAAACTTTTCTTCATCAAGGTTTTCTACCACTTGTCTAGTCTTACGATCAAACTTAGAACTTAAACATTTTTTACGTAATCCTGTTAATTCTTTACGAGAAAGATTAGCAACTTCAACTTCAAAACCCGATAGTCCTGGAAAGTCTACCCAGACAGCTTTTGTGTTGATTATTAATTTTTTTAATTCCATTTTCTATTCCTTTAAAGTGTTGTATAAGTTATTACGTCTGAAAGAGACGTAGGGTTTTGCGTCATTCTCCAATCATAGCTTTGTTTAAATATACCACCAGTTTGTAAACGATTAGTATAAGAACAGCTAGCAATATCGAATTCAAATCCATAAAAAGTACCAAGTATATTTTGTCCTACTTTTATATTTAAAGTAGAGTTACTACTTGAAGTGTTCAATGAGCTACTATTATCAGTATTTAAGTGCCTACTTATGTTTCCAGAAAGTATACGCTTGCTAATAGTATAAGTAGACGGGTAAGAAATCTCCCCTAACACGCCACTGTGTACACTTACCCAAGGGTTCCAAGAAACCTCGTTCTGAACTTCTACAGAAACGGTAGCTACATCTGTATCTAAATGTACAGAGTCTAGTAGTATAGTTAAACCACTAGTATTGTATGTACGGGTAACACTTCTACCTATCGTTGTGTAAGGTAGAGCTGCTACAGTTGATAGCTTAGACGCCTCACCTGAAACTGTCAAACTCAGGGGTCTTACTCTATCGATTAAGAACGTCCCATTTGTTATAACACTTGTTTCTAGTTTGAATATGTCTTGCTGAGTTGTTATGTATAAGTCAAAACTACTATAGTCTAAGAGTTTATCAAATAATACTCTTAAGTCAGCTTCCAGCAAGGCTGGAATAGTTAATTCAAAATTTGCTGGATTTGCTTTATTTATAACAGATCCCTCAAACATAGACTGATTGTGCAAAGTTTTTACTGGGTAACTAGTTTCAGTAAAAGTTTGGCTAAAAGATACATTACTTATATCTAATAAAACTTGGTCAGTTCCAGAGACTAAATATACCTTTGCATCTTTTATAAAACTATAATTTGCCATGTTGCCTCAGATATAATGAGGGGCTCGTAAAAGCCCCTACTGTTTATACTTATTATTATATTGCACTATACCACAATTGTCAAGAACTTTTTTTCTTGTGGTATATTAAAGACCTACGTAGGTTATAGTAGCTTCATTTGTTTGATCAATGCTTGAAGGAAGAGCATTGAACGAAGTTTCCAATGAAATTACATCCTCAATAGAGTGCGTTGGGATATCAACATGACACTGAGGCATAGTAACTACCATTCTTGGAGTTCCTGTAGCTCCACCAATACTGAAAGTAAGGCCAAAGTCGTTTGTAATAACATCTGTAATACCTTTCAAATCTGCCCAAAGATCAGAAGAGTTATTTGTTGCAGTAGTATCAAGACTTAAGTAACAAGTCATTGATCCAGAAACAGATCTAGTACCTGTAACATGACCAATTGGAATGTTTACAGTACCTAATTCTTCCGGAGTAATGAAAGTAATATTATTAGTAATTGTAATATTACCACCAGTTAGGGTCAGAGCATAAGAAGCTTCTAAACCACTTTGCCCCTCTGCAGATAGATTTGGTGCTACAGTTACTTGAGTCAGACGATTTCGAATAAAGTTTCCTGTATCGAGAATAGCTTCGCTAACTGTTACAGTAGGCTGAGAAGACTCAATAATCTCTGAACCCATACCTGACCAGTTAATCATAGCAATACCATCAATATCAAAGTCAACACTTGCTTCATTCACAACAGCTTTAGCTATTTTATAGTACTTCTTATTAGCATTGCCAATAACAAAGTAAATATTTGCAGTACCTAAGGTTGACTTATTAGACTCAGAAAAGTCAATAACAGAGTTAGTTAAGCCAGGTAAAATCTGGTCTGTAAAAGCAAAGCCACTATATAGTGCAGGACCTGACATGAGTGCCCAAAGTACTTCTTCTACAGCGTGATGATTTGTGGTATCATCTGCAGCGCCAGCACCCGTACCTGCTGAGATAAAGGGGCGTACATAAGTTGAAAAAGACCATTCAGCAGGTGCTAAAGAGTCATTGAACATACGACGACCACGACGACTAACGCGACCACCGACGCCTGCTGATTCCATCTCAGAGAGTACAATTTCGCTTGAGTTTGTTGCTTGTGAGAACGAAAACCCGTCAAGTACTGGAATCTCCCAGACACCTTGTTCAGTAACTCCGTCTGCTGCTAGAGGTGCGACGTATACTTTCGTGTCGCGACTAAAATATAATTGTTGAGCCATAGATTTCTCCTATGCTATCTTGAAAAGGCATGGACGTGAACGTTTGTTCTTGCCAGCATCTTCTAATATCGAACCTCTACAAGCATCTCTCCGATGCCTAGAGGTTCAAGTACACCTTCATCAGTATCAATACTAACTATAGTGATTTGTTGTGTATAATAAGACTTATTATAAGCGTCTACGTATTCTAACCTAGAGTTTTCTTCTAATACTGTTTCCACATCTTCCATCAAAGCATTTAAAGCAGCTTGGGCGTCTTCCTCATTAACATAACATCTTACTGTCACTGAGAAAAATCTATCTTTATAGCCACCTGCTTGATATTCTCTAGTTTCAGATCCTGCGTTTAAGTGAAGTGCTGGAAACTCTTCTATCTCATCCCAAAACTTTAATCGAGGTTCTACGTTCTCATTAACATCTGTTAAATACGCCCCTGAACCATCAATATCCTTTAGCTTCAAGACTAACGAGTTAATTATATTTAATCGTTTAGATGTATATAGTCTTTCGTTTGCCATTATAATCTCCTCGTATACAGGCGACCTAATGTTAGTTCCGCCGCAATCTCTCTAATTGACATATCAATTAAACGCCTCGGATCTCGGTGAGGATCTCCTTGAGCATATCCTGGTTCAAAAGTCTGATAAGGATACTTCTGGTAAGTATAACCTATACTAGCAAAACCTTTATTTGTTTTTGTAACATTTACAGCTCTAACACTGGACGCAAATGTTCCGGTTCTATTATTTAAAGCCGGGCTAGACATATTATCAGCTACTTTGCCAGGTAAACGAGCATTTATTAAAGGAAGTAAATTTGTAAAAGATACCTTACTTTTAGTAGCTTTATTAGAGACTTTAACAGTAGCTAGCTTACCTAATACTAGTTTTTTAGAACCTTTTTTAGTGCGCCCGGTACTAGACAGCTTAGCTACTTTACTAGAACTGTCTTTAACTGTAGCGTCCGAGCCTGTAATTACTTTTACTTTACTATTAGCTATTTTTTTAAACGGCTGTAATAGCTTAGATCTTATTTGTTTCTTCTTCCTAGTCTTAGGAGTATCTGAACCTTCTATCAACCAAGGGTCTAATCCCGAATCCAGAGCGCGTTTTAAGCTTCTAAGTAGATTAACCTTCTGTGCCCCACTAAAGCCACCCCTACTTTTATTATCTCCCGCTGACTCTATTTTTACTTTCATCATATCTTCGGAGTCTATCCTCTGGTAAGATAAGTCTATACCATAGGTTCGTAACATATCAGTATAATTACCTTGGGATTCCATAGGTATGCTTTCAAAGGCTTTAGCTAAAGAATCTCTTAATTGAGTTTCAGATACGCCCGCCCCTTCTAAATGTCCTAAGTTAAAGAAGTTACTTGCAGATTGTTCCTTATTGAAATTACCTGTTTTTGTGTTGGCGCTTAACTTCCTGATAGCATCTCCGGTAATTGTTTGCAAGTCTTTAAAATAAGTACCAATAGCGCTTCTATAGAGTATCTTGATTCTTTCAAATGTAATACTAGGATCAAGTTGCGCTCGATAGACTTTCTCTATGCGTTCTCCGTAAGTAATAAATACAAGTCTAAGTCTTTTATTATTATAATAAGTGGCACGTTTATCAGTGCTTACTTTGGGATCTTGTATTATTTGTTTTACGCCCTTTAGTATGTTATTATATGCTTTTAGTGCAGCTTCTTCTATTTGCTGCATTTCAGTACTATTAGGTACAATTTTACGTCTTTTAAACTCTATCAAAGTTTCTTTTTTAATACTAGCATGGCTGGCTACAAAAGAGTGCCACTTAGTATCTACTACCAGCTTTCTGTAGTCTGAGCTTGATACAGATAACTCTTTGTGCAGCCTCCCTAAAAAAGCATAGTGACTGGCGGTGCTCATCTAAAAGTTCTTGTATAAATCCAGAACACGTTTAATATGATCTGGGAATGCAACATTATTTGTTTGCGAAGAACTAGCAGCATTTTGAATACTCGCGCCACCCATAACTTTACGTTCTTTATGCTCATCTTTTAAGTAATAAGTTATAAGATCCTGTACTGCAAGTTTCAAATCTGCAGGACATTCTGAATAGCCCGCTCTATATACTACACGGACAGCTCCTGGACCTTTTCTCCAGTTACGATAACCGCTTGCATTAGTACGAATTAAACTATCAGTATTAGTATCTAAGTAGTAATCGTATGCTGGTTGAGTTAGTATAGTATAGGGAGAACTATAAGAGTCTCTTTCCTCTACAGTAATAATGTTAACTATAGGACTTTCTGTTAACTGTACTATATTAGTATCCCAATTAACATTTATAGTCTCTTCCTTATTAACAGAGTAATAGTCAATTATACTATTACCGCAATAAGTTTTTATTAATTGACTCACTGATGGAATCAAATTTGCCAGACGCAAGTCTTCCTTTGGGGTGTTTATGCCCTCAGCTTCTTTATAATCTTCTAGTGTAATCAAATTTGTCATAATAGGTCAATTAATAAAAACTTGGGGAGGCGAACCTCCCCAGTTTAACTACATTTAAGCGAGATCGATCTTAACAGCAGAACGATTATCCGCAACATCTGCAACCAACTCTTCAAAACCGAGTGATTGAGTTGCAACGATAACACGACGCTGATTACCAACTTCGTAGTCTTGCTCAACAGTTACGCTACGCAGACGCGGGATCGCGTAGTTACGAGTGTTAACTGCGAAGGCACAAGCTGCGCCAGTTGCTTCTGCAGCAAAGCTGTCAGAGACAATTACTGGTGAACCGTAAACTGCGCCGATGGCACCGGTGATCTTAGTAGCAACGTCAGAACCAACATCAGTGATGTCAGCAAAGCCGGCATCTTCGATCAGTTCAAAGTAACGAGCCTGTGATACAACATAAGCTACATCAGTAGGATTCACACCATACTTACCCATCAGCTTACGTGCACCCAGCAGATTAGCAGCAGTCAGAACGCCAGCAAGAGGAGTTGCGGTCGCAGTAGCATAGCCATCAAGACCAGTAATAGAACCAGCACCAAGAATGATAGCACCATCAACAGCACGAGCGTGAGCACGGGCAACTGAGTCGATAAGCATAGGCATCAGGTTGATGAGAACTTCTTCATCGACATGGTTGTCCATGAAAGTCTGGCTGATCAAACGATAAGCATTCAATACTACCTGTGATGGCTTGTATGTGTTATCAGCAGCGCCACGATTTTCCAAGTTACCGGCACTAGCAGCACCAGTTTGGAAAGTTGCAGCTTCAACATCAGGCTGGATTGGCAATACAGTAGCAGCGCCATTCACTTTGATTTCACGGAACAGACCAGCAGTCCGAAGATTCAAAGTAATTTCTTTCTCAATCATTCGAGAAACTTCTTGATCGATGTCACCAGCATTGGTAGCATAGTCGATACCAGCTTTTTCCATAACGCCACGAGCAAAATCAGTGTTCATGCCCTTGCCTGTCATAGTGCCCAAAAGGCTAGCGTGCATGAAGTCTTTGCCCCACTTAGAGAGATCGCCTTGTTCTTTACGATCGCCAAATACTCGCTTGCTGTTACGCATAGCATCGATTTCAGTTGCTTTTTCAGCCAATTGAGCAGAGAACTGCTTAATTACTTCTTCGATTTTAGCATCTTTCTCAGCCAACTTAGATTCTACGTCTTTCATCAAACGCTCTGCGCCGGACTCAATACCCATAGTAATTACTGATTTGACTTGCTCTTCCTGAGCAGCTTTAGCTTCTTGAGCATCTTCAGCGGTTTTAATTTCAGCAGCCTGAGCTGCTTTTTCTTCTGCTTGTTTCATTGCAATTTTAGCGGCAGTTTCTTCTGCTACTCGTTTAGCGAATGCTTCCAAGTCGATTTCTGATTTTTGAATGTCAGACATTTTTGTCTCCTGTTGAACGGATTTTACCGTTTCATCCGGTGTGTCACTAGCTATGCTAGAAGTATTGACTTCGTCCTTAGCCAGAGACTGACCGGCTAGATCCACACGATTGGTTAATTTAAAGGTTTTTTTGAACTCTTCATACTCTTCATCTGAGTCGAAAGATTTCGATAGAGAAAAAGTAGCTGACTGGTTACAAGGAACGGAAACAACCGAAACCTCAAACAACTCAGCATCCTTAATCATTAGCCCATCGGTTTCTTTTAGGTAATCAGCATCCTTGACTCTGAAACCGACAGAAAAGGCTCCAAGGACACCGTCTTTAACAAGTTCAGCAATATTGCCAGGGGCATTTTTACTAATCTTACATTCCAGTTCTAAACCGTTAGGTCCGGCTTTCATTCCTGTGGCACGTCCAATAGGACGGTCATAGTCATGGTTGAAAAGAATAATAGGATTCTTTTCAAAGTTCTTAAGTCCACCTTTTTGCCAAGCTTCTGCGGAAATAGAGTCTCCAGCACGATCAAAGTCAGCTGTACTAGCCATTCCACGAATCGTAACGGAACCATCAATTTCTTCTACAGCTTTAAAGGTAGAAGTAAGATTAAAGATTTTATTCATCATCTTTATCCTTGGTTACTGCTGGTTTAACAGCAGGCTTGACCGCTACCTTTACTGCTGGCTTTGGTACTTTTGGAGCTACAGGCACTGGTGCCGGTACTTCTTTCTTACCTATTAAAGCATAAAGATCTGGTTCATTAGCTTGTAACATCTCTACCATTCTTGAGTAGCTGCGAAATACGTTACGAATACCAGAAAAAGTTATGGGTTTATCTTCTGCTTTGATATACTCTGCTTGAGTAAGTACTTTGTTCTTTTCTGCAAAATACATTGCTAAATCTTGTAGTGCTTTTTTACGTTGTCTAACATTAGACATTTGAGTCTCCTTCTTGTGGGGTTGTATCCCCTGTCTCAGCAGGACGGCCTCCCTGACTAGGGTCTCCAGCACTGCCTGCTATATTAGCGGGTATTCTTAAATCATCGTGACCTTCTATAGATTCGTAGCCTAGTATCTTTCTTGCTTCATTTGGTGATATAATACCTGTATTCACAAGAGACGAGAAGTAAGATGCTTGATCCGCTAGCTCAGGCTGAAGAGCTGGAATATCAGTAATGTCTTCATTTATCTTATAACCAAAGAATCTTTCCATACCAAAATTAATTTTTCTTACAATAGGCAGTACAGTCTCTAAGTAATATAAACGCATGTTTGGGCGAATATTTGCATTATTACCGGAGTCTAATAAAATAGGTGGTACCCCTAGTGCTTTTAATATGATTTTTTCATTCTCTGAAATAGCGGCTTGAAAGTCTAACTCTTTAAAGTTAACATTAGATATAGCATCTACTTCAAGACCCCCATCTAGAATAAGAGGAC